ATTTCCAAATATATCCATCTGATCCAGCAGCTCTTGGTTCTAAATCGACAAAAGTTGGTTCAGATAAGGACTGTTTTCCATTAACGTTGTCTGGGTCAGTACCGTTGTGTAGACAAATATAGACTCTATAATCTGAGTTTACTACAAAATATCTAGAGTCGTATAAATGAGTAGCACCAGTGACATTTGATGGATTGGTTCTGCTATAATCATGTCTATACATGTCATAAACAGTACCAGAAGTCCAGGAATATCTCCTTACAACGCGAGCCAAGTCTGCCGTGTCCAATTTTAACATGGACAACATACTATCCCAATAATCATTCTCTTCATCGAAATTATCTTTCGGTGAAGGTGGAGATGAATTCCATGTGGAAAGTTCTTCAGTTGGAGTAGTTAAACCGACCCACATGTAATATGAATTTGCGGTTGAAGCTACTCCAGCGATAAAGTTGCTAGCATTTAAAATGCGAAGCTTGTCAGTTATAATCGAAGCCATCGATACTTATGTCTAGTGGGTACTCTTCTGTCTATTTAGTTAGTTATAACCAGTAAACTTCAGTCTCTCTTTTCTGACGATCAGAGGAGCAGAACTGAGTCCAGTAACACCATCACTCAACACTGCTGAATAGGTGCCACTTCCTTTGCGTACATAATTTTTAATGATACCGAATGAATAATCTCCAAAGTATTCACTGTGTCCCATTCCAGATAATCCATTGAAGTCACTGACTGCAACGGTTACCTGAGTTACGGCATCTGTAGATCCAATGCCAAATGCATCTGTTGCAGCAGTTCCAACAGATATTACTTCATACACATTATCTAGGAAGGTAGATCCAACACCAACTGTGGCGCCAGTGGAATCAATTGACGTAACACCATGACCAATATTTGTATTAGATACTACAATGTAGTTTGCACTACCTATACCCGAAACAGTTATTGCTGTTCCGACCGTATTAGCGTCTCTGAAGACCGAATCCATTGGTAACACAAGATCCAGAACAAGTGCATCTGTGGACCCTACAGAGGTGGTTTTAATTCCACTAATAATACCAAAGTCACCTTCATAAGATACGTTATCAATTGACTCATGATTTGCTTGTGGGGGTGCGATAATGACGAGAGGTGGTTGTTCACTTGTATATCCAACACCAGGATTGGTAACGGTGATTGCAGAAATCGTTCCGCCGGCAGAGACAGTTGCGGTTGCGGTCGCTCTGTTTTCTTCCGCTCTGGATACTGGAGCGGTATAAATGTGCCAAGTCTCTCCAGTCTCGGGTCTAAATGGATATCGATAATCAGCGTCTGTGCCATTAGTGGCACCACCAGTTGTTGCAGAAGAAACGGTAACAGTATTCAGTTTGATGATAGAACTTCCTCTGTTGAGTTCAAACTCATAAATTAGTGGAGTGGATCCAAAAGTAGATCCACTATCAAATCCTTCAAACCTTCCACGGAAACGAGTTGGTTCTGATAAGAAGTATAGTCTTTGTAAGGTTCTATCTCCAGGACAAACGTGAATGCCTGGTACAGATGGGTTTCTGGCAGTAATATCTGTGCTTACGGCAGATCCAGATTCAAATGTGAGATATCCATTAGATCCCACAAATATTTGATTATATACCTTACCAAAGAAGGTAACGTTAAACTGCATAGACAGTTGGAAAGATGTGTTATCAGAGGTAGTTTCTGTCAACAGAAGCATTCCACCAGTTCCAAATCCAACTGCAGTATCCTGTTCCGTTGCGGTTCCTGTTGGAATGAATGGATCAGATACTGTTGGTATTCCAACAATAACAGTTGGTGCGGTGCTATAACCAACGCCACCATCACTTATCGTGAATGAAGAAATTGTTCCTACACCAGAAACAACTGCGGTACAAGCTGCACCGGTCTTGATAGTTCTATCGAGAATTTGTAGATCCTGTTTTGGTGCGCTTAAGTTCTCTTTAGAGGAGTTGAAGAAAGGTCTAACACTCTCAACAAAGATAACGGTTGTGCCTGCTCCGATAGATTTAACGATAGGCGTAGAAGGTAAGATATTAGACTCAAATCTAATTCTTGATTTGTTGACTTCCGCACCATTGATAATATAATCTTGGGTCTGTCTACATAACTGAATTGGTCTCTTCAGTCCATTGTCAGAAGTAATTCCAACACTAGTATATGGTCTAGTAAAGACGACATCTGAAGTTTTAATTCCAGAAATAATTCTTTCATTTTGTTGGAGAGTAACATCGATATTTCTCTCTTCATTTTTGTCCAATGTTACGGCATCACCTGGTTCAACTTCCTCCAACACATCAACCTCAAACACATCAATGTCTCCACTTCCTCTATAGAAAAGAACTTTGGATGAATCATCTTTTTTAGGAGCCTCGGTAAATTCAATAACGTTACCGCCAGTAAATCTGTAGGCCTCACCAGGTTTCTGTAAGATATCATTAACAAATACCAACAGAGCAGATTGCATGTCCAAATTAGATCCAGGTGCTGATCTAATGGTTATAGAAAGATTATCCTTAGTCAATCCATAAGACTTAGATATTCCGTCAAATGCAATCGAATCCAGAGGATCAAAGAATCCTGGAGACCAAGCAGAGAACTTATCAGTATAAGTGTCTCTAACAGTGAGTCTAAAATCTTTTTGTAATGTAGTTGCAGATCCAACCATATTGGACGTGTTAGTTGGAATACCTGCAATTCCTCCACTATTGATTGTAAGGATCTCTCCGGGCCTATATCCGGATCCAAAGTTTTGAATTTCAAAGTCGATTACACTACTACCCTGTCCAACAACAACATTGACTTTAGCTTGAGTTCCAATAGCAGTTGGACTATCGGAAGTATGAATCAAAGGCAAGTTGGTGTAGGAGAGTGGATCTTCAAACTCAATTGTAGGAGGAGCGGAACTGGTATATCCCGTTCCTGGATTAGTGATTGCAATGCTAACGATATTTCCGTTTTCAATTACCGCAGTACCAATCGATATTCTGGACAATGAAGAAGTTGTGGAAATAGCAAATACTTGGGGGACAAACGGAATCAAATATGTACCACTTGTGCTAACACCGGGAGTGAATGCCCTATATCCAGATCCACTGTTGCCAATACTGACGGATGTGATTGTTCCTCCGGCGGAAATAATTGCAGTTCCTCCAGCAGCAACTAGTGGTTGATAATTGAATCCTTCCGTAGAAGCAACACTGACAATAACACCACCAACAGGAATGGTAGCAACATTAATATCTTCATCGGTTCCAATATCACCCCTAAAGATAATTTTACTTACCCCACCAGTTTCATTAAGAGTGTAAGTATGTTCCGTGCCTGGGAATTGGAATATTTCATTAACGAGAACAATAGTACCATTAGTGGAGAATCCGGTTGTGTTTGCTTCATCTTGAGTCAATGTGAAGGTCTTTCCAATTCCATTAAATCCAGTGCTAATATCATCAAACAGGAAGTTTTCGTTGTAAGCTTCATTAGTCGTACCTGTTTCTGCAGACCTCAAGAATATTCTTCCCTGGAAAGAATAACTAGTTCCAATTCCGTCAAAACCACTGCCAAGAGGTGGTTTTAAACCAATCGGAGCATCTTTAAAGTTAAGAGTATCCTTAACAATATTGTAATCACCTTTATATTTTTCAATAACCGCACCAGCAACGTGAGTTGTTAATCCAGTACCCATCCAAGGTCTATCAACAACCAAGAAGTTGGTACTTCCAACACCGACACTGTTTATCTTCATGTATTCATCATCAATCTTAATCAAGTCTCCACCAAAGAACTGATTAGGATCATCTACTGTTATAACAGATTTAACGTTGTTAACATTGAAAGAGAGTCTAGTGGTTACGCCAGTTCCAACAACAGGTGCTTGAATATTATTGTCAATAGCCACTAAGGCTTTCGTATTTTGTTTCTCGGTGGTTAATGAGTGTGAAGTTCCAATACCAACGGCACTAATTGTCAATGGTGTTGGTATTACGGCCAAGGCGTTTTCTGCAGTTGCAGCAAATCTCAATTGACTTTCATTAAGTTTAATAGCATAAACTTCTGGAGGAAGAATAGTGGTACTACCAATTCCAGCAATAGTGGTCTCCGAAATTTGGATGGCCATTGTGTTACCAATACCAAGGTGACCATAATTCAACTTCTCACCGGTAACAAAGAAGTGATTTGGAATCTCAACCAAGTTGTTAGTTACATCAACAACAGTAGAGTCGTTTCCACCAAAGTCCTTCTTGAATACAGGATCTCCACCATGTCTAATTGGGAAGTTTCTCTTGATGAAGGTCTTGGTTCCTTGATATACACTATCGAATGATCTGATCTTTGCATTGTTAAAATCGATAAACGATGTTGTTGCACCTGCTACTGGGTGTTCAATAGCATGTTGTAACGTAGTAACAGTAACTGCAATACCAGCATTAGGGGTAAGAGTGAGAACAAGATCAGCACCAGAGAATGTGGCACCAACCGTTCCTAAACCGGTGCTACCACTAAAGACTGTTGGCAGTT